GATGTCGCCCTCCTGCCAGCGGTCGAGCAGCGCGCCTTGGTAGAGGCCCTTGAGGTCTGTGACGATTGCCTCGGCGAAGTCGTCGGCCCACTGGTTCTCGTTGACCCTGGCCGTGACGACGCACTCGTAGTCGTCTTCTGCGCGAACGAGGATCTGCCCGCTCTGCAGTTCAAACTGCCCGGCGCGCAGGGCGTAGCCGCCGGGGTACATGACGCGGCGAATGTTGACGATCTCGGTCGGCGCGGTGGCCGGCGCATAGGCGAAGGACCACGGGCCGCGCACGGTGTCGTCGACCAGGGTCAGGGCCTCGGTGCGGGTGGCGAAGGTCCAGGCGTGCTTGGCGAGGTTGGCGCGGATGATGGCTTCGTAGTTGGCAGCCGTGACCAGAGCGGCGGGCGAGCCGTCGTCAAGAGATGTGATGGTCTCGCCGAGGCGCGTCAGCGCGGCTTGTACCACCTCGATCGGCGCGGCGTATGACGACATGACGGGGACATTGGCGGCTCAGCGTGCGTTGAGCAACGCACGGGGCAAAGCGACGCCGGGCAGAGGCGACGGCCTGTTTGATAACCGCTGCGTACCCGACTCACTAAAAGCAACGGCGGCTGCCCGTGAAAGCAGCCGCCGCGATAAGGTGTAGCACCTGTTTGAGTGGCGCTAACGGGTTCCTAGCCGAGGCCCTTGGCTTTGTCAACCTGTTCGGTTTTCGGCGTTTCCTTTACAGGTTCCGGCTTGGGGGCCTCGACCTGTTCGGTTTTCGGCGTTTCCTTTACAGGTTCGCCAGCGACCTTGCCGTCCCACTCGTCCTTGTCGACGTAGCGGTGGCCGCCGTCGGTAGCGAGGTTATTCTCCTGGGCCAGGATCTCCTTGGCGACGGCGACGGTACAAGGACCGTGGTCGAGGCCGGTGTCCCGGTCGACCAGATAGACGTTACCGAACTTGTCGGGGGTCATGTTCTAAGCGCTCCCGCTGCTAGCAAAGGTAGTTGCGGCCGACGAAGGCCGAATAGTTGATGCCGGTGGCGATGGTGCCGGCGACCAGGGTGTAGATGCGGATGTACGGGTAGGTCACGCCGTTCTGCTCGTTCATGAACTCGATCTCGTAGCGACCGGTCGTGCTGGTCTTGGCCCCGCCAGGGCGCGCGGCGCTGGCGCCGAGGTTGAGCGAGACGAGGTTTTCGATGTCCGAGGCGAAGGTCGGCGAGGTCGAGCCCTGGATGATCAGGGTGTAGAGCTCGTCGGTGGTCGCGACCTCGATGGCGGTCACGTCGACGACGGCAACGCCCTCGAACAGCGCGTCGCCGACGTTGAGGATCGTGGCGCTGGCGGCGGACGCGGCGACGAGGCCGGCCGCTTTCAGAACCTGGGACGAGTCGTAGGTGTAGCTACGGATTTGGCTGGAGGTGGACATGGCTTCGGCTCTCCTTACGCCACGATCGCGGCGTCGGTGATGTCACGCAGGCGGGTGACGGCGTAGGGGTGTTCGATGCAGAAGCCGTTGTCCCACTCAACGCGGGTGCGGTGGACGGGGGACGACTGCAGTTCGCCCAGGTCCTTCACGATCATCGGCTGGCCCTGGATGCCGCAGACGTGGCCTTCCTTGAACGAGACAATGTAGAGCGAGGTGGACGTGGACGCGCCGCCGCCGGAACTGGCTTCGGTGAACGGCAGGATCTTCGCGTCTGGACCGGCTTCGTAGCCGACCAGGAAGGGCTTGCCGTCGTAGGAGAGAACGTCGCGGCCGAAGTCATCCTTGGACAGCATCAGGTTGCCGGCGAGGGTCTGGTTCCGCATGGCGGCCTTGAACCACGTCCGCATCGAGCGGTTCATGATGATGTGGGTCGGATCGACGGTGTTGTCGAGCGCTTCGTCCAGCTTCTTCAGGGACAGAGCGCCGCCACCGGCGCCGCTGTTGTTCGAGATGATCTGGTTGCCGCGCACGCGGCGGAACAGACCGTCCGGCGACTTCGGGTTCACCGAGTTGTCGCCGGTCAGGAACGCGGTCGTGGTGGCGCGGGCCAGCTGCTTGATCTTCTTGGCTTCCTCGCGGGCGCGGCGAGCGGGGTCGCGGCGCAGCAGGAAGTTATCGACGTCGAGTTCGCCGCCGGAGATGAACAGTTGTTCGACCTGCGGGTTCTCGACCGAATAGTCAGCGGTGTAGGACTCGTTGATGCCGCGGTAGGCGATACCCGGCAGCGTGCCCTCTTGCTGGTACTGATATGCGCCGCCCGTGGTCTTCCAGGGCAGGGCGTCGAGCACGTCCGAGGACTCGGCGTACAGTTCAATGTAGGGCTTGGTCGCCGGATCGACGTCCTTGCCCTTGGCGTATTCGTTGAGAGTGATGGCGACCATTTAAGGGCTCCTAGCTGGCTTTCTGTTTGGCGGCGTGGCGGGCTTCAAGAAGGGCCAAGCCACTAAGGCCCTCAAAAGGATCGGCGACGACTTGCGCCGGGGTGACGCCGAGCGCCGGAGCGCCGAAGCCCTTGAGCAGGGTTTCGGCGGCCTCGACAGCGTCGGCGCTGGTCAGGTTGGCGAGCAGGGCGTTGGCCTTGGGGCCTGCGTGTTTCTGGATGCCGGCGGCGACAGCCTTGATCCGGGCGTCGGCTGCGGTCCCGAGCTTGCCCATTTCGGCGGCAAACGCGTCGGCGCCGGCCTTGGCGTCAGCGATCTGGGCCGACGCGTAGGCGCTGGCGATGGCGTCAACCGCGCTCTGCGGGAGCTTCTTCTCGGCGGCAACCGTGAGGAACGCCTGGGCGAGGGGGTCGGCGGCGTCGAAAGCAACGGCGGTGCCGTCGGGGAATTTCAGATCGGCCGGTGCATTGAGGACGTATTTGCCGTCAGCCGGGATCTCGGCCGCGCGAGCGGCGGCTTCGGTCTCAAGTTCGGTCAGGCGCGAGAAGGCCTCAGGCTTGACGCCGGTGGCGTCGTCCCAGTAGGAGTCGGAGAGGCCTTCCGGTCGCGCGGGCGCAGCGGCTGCGACGGGCGTTTCGACAACAGCCGCCGGGGTTTCGACGGCAGGCGTTTCGATCACAGCGTCAGGAATCAGAGACGACATTAAGCACCTTGGCTTTCAAGTTGTGGATGAACCTACGAGCGCCCTCAGCCTCCTGCAACGCACGGAGGTCCGTGGTCAGGGCGGTGGGCGTGTTGACCAGATCAGCCAGGATTTGCAGGGCGCGGCGGCCCTCTGACGACTGAAAGACCCGGCGCAGACACTTGTCGTCCGACTCCTTTTCGGGCGTCGGCTCGGGCGCGACAGGGGTCCTGAGACTGGCGAATGTGCGGGGGGCCTTAGACAGGAGCGGCCTCCGGCCCGTTCGGACCTTCCGGCGGGGGAGCGCCGCCCTGCTGCGCCTGCGCCATCTGGGCGACCTGTTCCTCGGTCATCATGACGATGTTGCGCTCCTTGAGCGTCGCCTGCATGTTTTCAACCGTGGCGATGGGGTTGATCGGAACGCCGGCCTGGATCGCCGTGCCCATTTGGGTGATGGCGCCAAACATCTGCTGTGTGATCTGGAAGTCTTCGAGATCCTTGGCCTTGGACAGCGGGGAGACTGGGCGCACGCTGATGACGCGGTTGCCGCTCAGGCTGATCTGGGGCAGATCGCCGCGCTGTTCGAGGATGAACATGACGCGCTGGATGATGGGTAGAACCCACTCCATGACGCAGCGGTCGCGGGGCAGTTCGCGCCTGCGGGTCTCCCAATACTTCTCGTCGGTCCACTGGGTCGCGGTCGGCGGGGTCAGGCCCTCTTGCTCCGGCCGGTCCTGGTACAGCGCGCGCTTGATGCCCTTGCGCAGGTCGTCGGTGGCGAAAACCAGGGCGTCGAACTTGACGTCCGGCGTCAGCGCCTCGGGGGCCTTGCTGCCGGTGGCGCGCGGAACCCAGGAGCCGCGCGACAGGCCGCCCTCGACGTTCGTGACGCCGTCTTCCTCATAGGATGTGACGGGATCGACCGCGTAGTTCAGCGCCTTGAGTTGCAGGTAGGCCAGTTCGTCCAGGGTCCGCGCCATAGGCACGGCCTTGTGCGCGGGGCCAGGGCCCCAGGCGGTATCGGCCTGCTCGCGGAACGGGCATGTGATGATCGGCGCCGAGCCTTGGCCGACGAGCGCGAGCGGCGGCGCGGCGGGCTTGTCGTCGACGTAGAGGAAATACGTCCAACGTTCCTCGCCGGGCACGCTGCGGTCGCGGCAGCAGCCCTCGTACACCGTATGCGTTTTGGGCTTTACGTTGTCCTTGGGCGGTTGGAACAGCTTCGGCCACAGGGTGTTGAGGCCCCGGTCGTCGAGCTTCATCTTGCGGGCGCGCAGTTCGGCCGAGCCGTCAGCGCCGCGCTCGACGATCAGGTCGGCGAGTTCGATGGGCTGCAGGTGGATCGGGGCGAGCGGGCCCATGTCGTTGACGGCGACGGCCATGCGGCTGGCGCCCCAGAACATGAAGCACTCCTGCGCGGCCGACCAGTAGTTCGAGCGCTCGATCTCGGCGAAGACCTTGTCTTCCAGGGCGCGCAGTTGCGGGCCGATCGAGCGGCGCTCGCCTTCCGACAGGTCTTCTGCGGGCTCGAAGCTGACCCAACGGTCGTACCTCGGGGTGAAGGTCTGGATCATGTCGGACGCGAAGTCCTCCATGACGCTCTGCAGAGTGACGTCGAACAGGTCGTCCTGCTCGTCGTTGCGGCTGGCCGCGTCCGTCTGGGTGTTGACACGCCTGTACGTCGGCATACCGAGGCGCA